TCTTGATATATATATAAATATTAATAAAATAATATAAAATTAGTGATTCAATATAAATATGGTTAATATAAAAAAACACAGAAATTTAGACCCATTAAAATTAAATAATTACAATAATTTTTTAAAAACATTAGATAATGGTAATAAAAGAGAAAACAAATTAAATGAAATCAAAAAAACTATGCCAACAGAGGATGCGGTTAAAAACGAAATTGATAAAATCATTGATAATATTAATGATAATTTTAAAATTAGTAATCATTCTACATCAAACTTTACAGGTTTGACACAAAATGATATCGCTACTAATTATATTGAACCAAATGACCCTAATGAATATATAAATTTTTTAAATGAAACATTCAATTTTAGGTTCTATAAACCTATTTTACCTAATTCTAAAAAAGAAGAAACAAAAAAAGTTCCTGATGTTCCTATAAGAGAAACTATAAATATTGAAGTAGAAATTAATAACATAAAAGATATACTTGATTTAATTAATAAAAATCAAAATGACCCTGCTATTAAATACAACATAAATATGAAAGCACTTCATGATATTAAAGAACCTCTTGAAGAATTAAATAATATGATTGGAATAAAAGAACTTAAAAATAATGTAGTTGACCAAATATTGTATTTTGTTCAAGAACTACATAAAAATAAAGACTTATCAGGTGAATTCCTACATACTGTTATTTATGGACCACCAGGATCAGGTAAAACTGAAATAGCAAAAATAATGGGGAAAATTTACAGTAAAATAGGTATTCTCTCTAAAGGAACCTTTAGAAAAGTAACAAGAAGTGACCTTGTAGCTGGTTATTTAGGTCAAACAGCACTTAAAACAAAAGATGTTATAAAGGATTCAATAGGTGGTGTCTTGTTTATTGATGAAGCTTATTCGTTAGGTAACATTGAAAAACGTGATAGTTTTTCAAAAGAATGTATAGATACATTATGTGATGCTTTAAGCGATAATAAAGAGAACTTGATGGTAATTATTGCTGGTTATGAAAAAGAATTAAAAGAATGTTTTTTTAATTATAATCAAGGATTAGATTCTAGGTTTACATGGAGATTTAAAACAGATGAATATACACATGACGATTTGTACAATATATTTTTAAAAAAAGTGAAAGATATAGGTTGGGAAATAGATGATACATCAAATATATCTGTAGATTGGTTTAAAAAAAATAAGGAATACTTTAGATTTTATGGCAGAGATATAGAAACATTATTAAGTAAAACAAAAATTTGTCATAGTAGGAGAGTATTCTGTCGTCCAGAATCAGAGAAAAAAAAAATAACATTAAAAGATTTAGATAAAGGTTTTGAAATATACATAAAAAATAATGAAATAAAATCGAGAAAAGAGGAGGAAGAATTCAAACGTAATTTATATAATACTCTTTATAGTTAAATTATTTATTTATTTTTATTTGATATAAATAAAATATGTCAAATAAGACGATTTCTATAAATACTTCTTTTTTTAATGTAGGTGGCTCAAAAACAAAAAAAAATAGAGAGAAAAAAAATAAACCGAGTTTAGTTCCTGTAATTTCTCCAAATGTTTTAAAAAATAAATTATTAAAAAGGATAAAAGAACATAAACAAAAAGAGAATCAAAAATTAGAAATAGACAAGAATAAAATTAAAAATGAGTTACATACTGATAATAATAATGAAAAATCGAAATCTACTAGTTTAAAAAATGAAATACTTAATTTTAGCGATGAATTTACTGATTCTATAAACTATTTACAAACATTATCAAAACAAAAGCATATAAATAACGAAAAAAACAATTATGAGTTAGAAAAACAACGATTAAAACAAGAACTAGAGAGAAAAACTATAAAAAATTACACATCACTCAGTCAACAACCAATTGTTAATATTGATTTACCTGATGAATTAGTAGAGCCAATTTTAAAAGTGCCAATATTAGAACCATTAGTAATTAATTCACATAAAAATAATGATGTTCCATATGGTATATTAAAAGGTGGTTCTAAACCTAGTTATAGAGAATGGTCAAAAACATTTAAAAATAATATTGTTACTAACCCAAATTCATCATTAATAATTGATAATCATAATTTTTCTACACAAAAAACGGCTAGAGAGAATAGATTAAATTTATTAAAACAAAAAATTAAAAATAAAAATGATGAATTAAAACTAGAAGACCCGTTATTAACAGAAAATTTAATAAAGAAACCAAGAGAAATGTCTCCTTCTTCGGTTACTTTTCCAACAAATACTGATTCTAGTGATATAAATACTACTTACATTAATAATGATGTTAATAATGATGTTAATAATAATAATAATATTAATAATAATAATATTAATAATAATAATAATATTAATAATAATAATAATATTAATAATAATAATAATAATAATGTTAATGATAAAAATAATATGATTGGCGGTAAGTTAATAGGAACTAAACATATAACTAAAAAAACAATTAAACGTAAATATACACTAGGTAGATCACAAATTAAGAAAACAGTTGGAGTTTTAATAAAAGATAGATCAACTAGAAAACACGTATTAAATGCTCAAAAAGATTTAAAACGTAAAAATATCAACGATATAAAAATATATCTAAAAGAACATAATTTAATAAAAACAGGAAGTAATGCCCCAAATGACGTATTAAGAAAAATATATGAATCTGCTATGCTAACAGGAGAGATTACAAACTCTAATGTGGACACTTTGTTATATAATTTTTCAAAAGAAGATAAAAAATTATGAATAAATAAAATATAAATATAAATTAAAATGGATTTAATTAATAAAAGATTAACACAAAATCAAAAAATATTTTTTGATAATTTTTCACAATATATAAACCAACCTCTATATTTTTACGGAAGTATTAAACGTTCTGATTTTATTCCAGGTAAAAGTGATATAGATGTAGATATATTTACTGATAATGAATCAAGTACTATTTTATTAGTATGTAATTTTTTAAATATTGAACGTAATAATGTTAAGAAATTTGTATATAAAATTAATTCTAATATGGTATATGGTTATAAAACAAAATATAATGATAAAATAAATAATATAAATGTTGAAGTATCAATTTATAATACTAGATATAAGAGTATTATTTTACAAGATCGTAATTACGGTGAATGTTTGCCTTTTCATATTATTTTTGCTTTATATATAATAAAAATTATGTTTTATAATTTTAACCTTATATCAAAAAAGATGTATAAGAGATGTAAACGATTTTTGATGAATCCTGGTGACGAGTTAAAGTTTATAGAATTAGATAATTAATTATATATTAAAGATATTGTAATATATTATAATATATTATAATATGGCATTAATTAATGAATATTTTGAATTAACAAAGCGTTATATAGATGAATATGGGGAAAATACAATATTATTAATGCAAGTAGGCTCATTTTTTGAAGTATATGGAATTTTTGATATAAAAACAAATTCAATAATATCAAGTAAAATAATAGAATTCTCTCAAATATGCGAATTAAATGTTGTTGATAAGAATACATGTGTCGGTAAAAATAATGTAGTAATGGCTGGTTTTAAGGATTTTATGATTGAAAAATATTTAAGGAAGATTCAAGATTCCGGATATACAGCTGTGGTATACACACAAGACGAAAATGCTAAAAATACAACACGAAGTTTAGCTGGTGTTTTCTCTCCAGGTACATACTTTCAGACGGAATCTCAAAATTTAACGAATTCAACCACATGCATTTGGGTCAATCTTGTTGAAAATAAAGTTATAATGAAAGGTAAGTATGTCGTCGTTGGTGTTGCGAATATTGACATATATACTGGAAAAACAAGCATTTTTCAATTTAAGGAAAAATATATTAATAATCCAACTACTTATGATGAGTTAGAGAGATTTATTTCAATTTATAATCCTAGTGAAGTAATTTTAATATCTAATTTACCTGATGAACAAGAACTAGATTATATTATTAGTTATGCTGGAATTTCATGTAGCCTAATACATAAGGTTCATATAAATAACACAATTAATAACGTGAAAATGACACGCGTTAAGAATTGTGAAAAACAACCTTACCAAAAAGAAATTCTTTCTAAGTTTTATAAATTTGATAATTTTGATATTTTTATCCAAAATTTTTATGAAAATAATATAGCTACACAAGCCTTTTGTTATTTATTAGATTTTGTATATCAACATAATCCTCATCTAGTCAACAAGATATCAGAACCTATATTCGAGAACTGTTCAGAGCGTTTAACATTAGCAAATCATTCTCTCAAACAGTTAAACATTATTAATGATGGTTCTGTTAAGACATCTAAAATGTCGTCAGTGTCAGATTTATTAAACAATTGTTTAACACAAATGGGCAAACGCAAATTTTTATATAATATTTTAAATCCTATTTGTAACAAAAATTTACTACAGAGGGAATACGATATTACTGAACACGTTTTAAGAAATATTAATTTATTTAACCAGCAAATAAAAAGTAAATTAGAAAATATAAAAGATATATCAAAATATGAAAGACAAATTTTTATTAAAAAAATAACGCCAAAATCTATTTATTCACTAAGTTCAAGTATTAAAAATATTTTTGAAATATTTAATATTATTAAAGAAGATGAAAAAATAATAAATTATCTGAAAGAATTCGATAAAGATATTTCTAATATTGGTTTAATATGTTCTGAATTAATCACTTTTATTGATGATAATATAGATACAACTTTGGCAAAAGATTTAGAACAACTTCAACAATTTGAGACGAATTTTATTAAATCAGGTGTTGATACTGAATTGGACAAAAAAACCGAAACATTAAAAGATTCTGAAAAAGGATTAGAAGCTATTAGAAATTATTTAAGTAATTTAATTGAAAATAAAGAAAAGAAAAATACAAAATCAAGTGAATTTGTTAAAATACACGAAACAGAAAAAAATAGCTATAGTTTAATTTGTACAAGTAGAAGATGTAAAATATTACAAGACGCTTTACCGAGTAATGTAACTAGTATATTATTGCGTATCAATGAAAATAAAAATTTGACATTTAATATTTCAAAAACACAGTTTTCATTTGAAAAACAATCATCGGCAAATAATTTTATTAATGACCCACAAATAACTTCTATTTGTAAAACTATTTCATCAATAAAAATATCTATGAAAGATTTGATAACAATTATTTATAATCGTTTTATTGAAAATCTTGGAACCAATTATCAAGATAAAATAGAAAAAATAATTAATTTTATAACTTTAATTGATGTTATTTATACCAAGGCTTCAATTGCTGATAAATATAACTATTGTAAACCAAATATTGTAGAAGCTGAAAAGGCATTTGTCGAAGCAAAAGGGTTGCGTCATTGTTTAATAGAGAGATTTCAAGCAAATGAATTATATGTGACAAATGACATTTCACTTGGAGACGGAAAAACTGACGGCATACTATTGTATGGAACAAACGCAGTCGGTAAAACAACATTAATAAGAGCATTAGGCATATCAATTATTTTGGCTCAAGCTGGATTATATGTTCCGTGTTCATCATTTCGATTTAAACCATATAAGCATATATTTACACGCATTATTGGAAACGATAATATTTTTAAGGGGTTGTCAACATTTGAAGTGGAAATGTCAGAACTTCGTACTATTTTACGTCTTATGGATGAAGATAGCTTAATATTGGGTGACGAATTATGTTCTGGAACTGAAACAATTAGTGCTATAAGTATTTTTGTTGCTGGTATTCAAAAACTATATAAATGTAAAAGCAGTTTTATATTTGCTACTCATTTACACGAAATTGTAGACTATGAAGAAATAACTTCACTCAAAAGTGTTCATTTAAAACATATGGAAGTTAAATATGATAAAGAGAACGATATTTTAGTTTATGATCGTAAATTAAAGGACGGACCTGGAAATAATATGTATGGATTAGAAGTTTGTAAATCGCTTAATCTTCCACAAGATTTTTTGGATGCGGCTAATGAAATTAGGCTTAAATATAATCCTGAGGGTAGAAGTATACTATCTCTCAAACAATCTCGTTATAATTCAAATAAAATTGTGAGTGTTTGTGAAAAGTGCGGTAAAAATGCTGGAACAGAAGTTCATCATTTACAATTTCAATCGGAAGCAAATGAAAAAGGAATTATCACTACAGAAGATTCTGTGTTTCATAAAAACAATTTAGCAAATTTGATGACATTATGTGAAACCTGTCATAATGAAACACATAAGACAAATAAAAAGGGTACTAAAAGAGTTAAAACTACAAAAGGATTTGTAATTTAAAATATTGCGAATATATAAGAATGTATAATTATAATCAAATGATTATAAATCCTAGTAATCCAGCTGACGCGATTACTTCTAAAGGTAGAAGAAGAAGAACTAGACGCCGCAAGAGTTTAAAGAACTCAAGAACTAAAAGAAGATATCATTAAATTATAAATTAAATAGTAATTATAATTTAATGTCTATGAGTGTTGTGTCTTCGTTTTGATTTACCACCTTTTTTAGAACGACTTTTACGACTGCGTACGATTTTAGATTTTGATATATCTCTAGCTACTGTTTTAGCTCCTTTAATACCTAAATCTAAACCAGTTGCTAAAGTTCCATAAACAGCTGAAACACCTTTTTTAATAACAGGAGCTGATTTTACAGCTACATCTTTAGCAGTATTCCCAACGGTTTCTAAACCCTTATTAACTACAGGTAAAGCCTTATTAGCAGATTTTGTAATATTCTTAACAATATTATTTCTACGTCTATGTGATTTTGCCATTATAAGATAAGTATATAAAATATTTATTTATATTAGATGGATTTAAAATATTTATTGAAAATTTTTATTGTTTTTATTTTGATTTTTTCGGTTATTGTTTTTATAAACTTAATTGGTTTAAATTTTAACGAACCAAAAACACCCAAAGTATTACTCGGATCAGCCACTATTGAAGGACTAGAACCTAAAATTTTATCAGGTAATGACGCATTTTGTGAATCACATAAAGGGTTTGATCTGGAAACTTCTTGTAATAATTTAACAAATTATAATTGTAATTCGACTTCTTGTTGTGTTTGGACAAGTGATAATAAATGTAAAGCTGGAACAGCTTCAGGACCAACATTTAATTCAGATGAAAATGGTAAAACAAAAAAATTAGATTATTACTATTTCCAAAATAAATGCTATGGAAGTGGATGTCCTTAAATTTCTTTAGCATTAATCAATACTGGGTCTTTGTTTCTTACAATTCTACATAATCCACAATTATTACAAGTATAGATAATTACTGAAGTATTATCCAAAATTTCAGCAGCTTCACCAAAAAATACATTACCAACACCTTGTCTTACTTTTGATTTACTTATTGTTCCAGTATTTTCAGTATAATTATTGCT